GCTGGAGTACTACCATCACGAGCTTCGTTAAGACCAGTTGTGTCACGTATCATTTGTAAGTAATAGTTGTACGTGCCAATTAAACTTTGCATTTTAGCGCCACCGCTACCACTTGATATTTCTTGTATTGGAACTCTACCAGGATTTCCTTCGCCAAGCTCGTTCATTGATCTACCAATAACAGAACCTGTTTGGAAGAACATATTTAAAGCTTCTTGCGCGTTGTAGTTTGTTCCGTTACCTAAATCTATTTCAGCTAATCCGTCAGCGTCTAAGTATATACCGTCAGGTATAAGCCTTGACATAACTTGTTGTAGCTTTAAATGTGTAAGCTGTATCATATCAGCAAAACCTGTTATACGACCAACTAAACTTTCTATTCTACCATTATACATCCTTGGAGCGGTAATAGAATAATTCATTTTCACTTTATTGAAGTCACTTTTAGACCTCATCATGTTATCTACTTTTTTCCAAGATATTAGTTTATCTGTACCAACTATAAACACTCCTTCAAATAAACACTCAACTGATCTTTGCAGTTTTGTAAAGTTTACTTGTGCTTCTTCTGGTGGATTAAACGTGTCATCTTTTTCTATTGCCTTCTGAGCACCAGTTGCTGTTTCTTTTACTTTGTACACATCGTTCATATACGTCTTGTAATTGAAGTACAGGACTTGAACTTTGTTGTTATCAGTTTCTCTACCGTAGCTATATTTTCTAGAGTATCTACCAGAAGTTTGGTTGTTGGAATTTAATATATCTTTTATATCTGATTCGCTAAGCTCTGGGAATTGCTTTACCAACTCGTTAATTGGCACATCTTTTACTTCGCCAACGTAGTATATATCATCAAAATAAGGTGAGTCAGTGTATGAATAAACTAAATCAGCAGGATCAACATATTCTACTGTAGCTCCTTCTGATTTGTTAAAACCTGTTTTTACAGCACCAATACCCAAAACAGTTAAGTCATAGTTAACCCTTCTTCTAATCAAGTCATAGTTGTTTCCTTGAAGCAGGACGTTTATAGCCTGTTCTTCTGCCAACTCAACAGCTTGCTTGTAGGTTAACTGCATGTGTAGCTCTAACTCTTCTTCTGTTTCTGGTAATTTATCTTCTGGAACTGTAGACAAGTCTACATTAAAAGTATCTTTGTAAAACTTAGTAAAATCTTTCGTACGCATTTCATCTAGCATACGCTGCATGTAGTCTGTTCTCTTCTCTACTCCGTAAGGATCTTGTGAAAATGCTTTAACGTCATAAGCTCTTTCACTCATACCATTAACTACAATATCAACAAACTTAGGTATTATAGGCACAGGCTTCCAGTCTAAGTTTAAATAGCTTAAGTCACCATTTATAGAAAGCTCATCTTTGTATTTCTGTATACCTTGTTCTCCTCTAGCGTAAAGCCTTAGTTTGTGGAAAGTATTTTTATTGTTGTAATATCTACTGCTAGAATAATTGTTGCCCATAGTATTAGACTCAAACCACTCTTTCTCTATGGCCTTAGCTATTTTTAAACCATACTCAGGTAATATTTTTTCTAGGTCGCTAACAGCTTGACTAGGGAAATAATTCTTATATGTTGATTCAGCCATATTTAATTTTCTATTATTCGTGAAGCACCGCCTTTGTTATCATACTTAGCAATACTTAAGTTTATCTTTGGTTTTTCTACCTTAGCGTTAGGTGCATACAAGTGTCTATTACAAGCCATTATAGCTAGACCAGAACTTATTGCAGCATCAAACTTAGTTCTTTTATTTATGTCAAACTTTGCCCAATCGTTTAAAGTTTCATTAAAATACAAACTACCATATCTACCGTCACCTAAGTGACCAACATGGCTTTGTATATACATTTCTATAGCAGCGGCGTGAGCTTGTTTTATATCTTCACTTGAGTTTGGTATACCACCAATCTCTTTTTCTGCAACAGAAAGCTTGTTCCAAACCTTGTCAGGTCTGTTCATACTAAAACCTCTGTAACCTCTTCTTCTTATATAATAAAGAAGTCTTGGTTTATTATTCTCTGCTAGTATAGGCATACCGTAAAACACACACGCCATTAGCACGTCTTCAAAAAACATCTCAGCGGTCTGAGGTCTAGCAACGTATTCTAAAAAGAAAGCGTTTGCTGGAGCATCTTCCATACTAAACTTTGTTAGTCCATGAAGAGATCCGTTGGATCCTCTACCATCGACAGTACCAGATATATCGTAACTATCGCAACCAAAAGCGCCCATGTGCTCATTTCCTGGATATTTTATTCCGTTCTTTACTATTACTCTATTTTGAAGGTGCGCAGGTGGTACCCAGCTTATTTTAAACCTACCTTTTGGATCTGGATAAAATATTACTTTTGAATCTTTAACACCGTTAACCCATTGAAAATTACCTGTATTAACGACAGCCGAACTTCCAATACCTTCATTATAATCTATTTGCTCGTATATCTTAACTAAGTTAAATATACTATTTTTTGTTTCATCTCTAAATGCATGCTCTGTTGTTCTAGGAAACTGACGATAAAATTCATTTAAACCATCTTGATCGTCTTTTAATCCATCAACTTCGTTTTGCCAGTGGTCAACAACACCTATATCTATTAGTTCACCGTCTGGTCCATAACATCCTTCATCTGGAGTTCTAAACACTGGCTGTCCAAACTGGTCAATAAAGCCTTCAAAGTTCCATTCCATTGGAATAAACAGAGAGTATAAACCAGACTTTGTTTGACCATTCTTGTTTCTTTTAGTGACATCACTGTCGTTATATAACTTCTTGAAGTTATCACCACCTTTATCTAAAGCGTTTGATGTTGATCCCATCATGCATTTTCCAATAATTCTGCTACCTAGTCTAAGACAAGTTTTTGTAACTCGCCAGTTGTTGAGTATGTTATCTGGTCTTTCCCATTTACCACTCTCATCGTGTACTAGTAGTGAAAGCTTTTCACCATCATAACTGTTGTCCCCTGTGTTCTTCCAGTCAATCGTAGTATCTAAACCTTTTATCTCTTCTAGCTTTTCGTTAGTGTCTATTTTTTTACGGGTAAATTTACTCGCAGGGACACGGTATGCTAGTTCAGACTTAGGTCTATCCATACCATCTTGTATTGGCTTGAAGAAAAAAGGATAGTTTATAGATATAGGCACAACCTTGTCTGTAAACATCTTCTTAGCATCAGCACCACTTTTAGATAGTATACCATATCTAGAGTCACTTGAAATAGTAGCTAAGTTAACTGTTTCAGCGGAGCTCATAAAAGAAAAACCACTACGTCTATTTTTTAAGTAACACATACCATAGCATCTCGAATCCACCTTACAAGCCTCCCAAAATATAAAGAATAATCTATTTGCCTCACGGAAGTCTGGAGCACCTACGTCAATCTTACTCCATTGTAAATACATATAGTGCGTTCCTGTTATATAGGCTGGCTTGCCATTGTTGTTGAACCAAAATCCCTCTTCACGTCTATTAAACTCTTCATCTATATATTCGTGCCACTGTTCTTTTTGTTCCTCTGGATATGCTTTCCAGTCAAATATAGTTTTTATTTTTTTAAGCACACTAGGCTTTTCTAGTTGCTTCCACTTTCTATCTTTGTTTGAATGTACGTTTTTTGGAACTTTAGGTAAGGCTATATGCAACCCTTGTATGTTATATATCTCACCTATTTGACCAGTACTACTAAGAACTATAACGTCATGCTCTTTGTTGTAGCCACGCTTCCACTTCTTACCTTTGTTAAGCCTACTTATAGTAGTTTTCTTAACTGGCTCTATTATTTCGTATAAACTTTGTTCGTACATTACTTAGATCTACCTTCGGCAAAGCCCTTAAAAACTTTCTCTTTCTTCTCTTCAACAACTTTGCCTTCAAGCAAAGCCTGTTCTTCTTGTATACGATTAAGTATCTCAAAGGCATCGAAGATAGCGAGCTTTTTTGTAGCAGCAGCGTTCTTAAGTCTATCGGCAGTAATGTCATCATCACTATCAATAATAGCTTCTTTTGCAACTTTGATAAGTTCTTCAACGGCTTTATGTCCAGCTTGGATTATATTCTTCTTCGTTTCCTTGATATTCATATTTAATTGTAATAAATTTAGAGTATACTCTATATAGTCTTTCTCCGTCGATAACAAACTCATACTCTGAGTTAGGAGTAAATCCTACTAGATCACCAACGTCTTGAGATCCGTCAGAGTATTTAATTATTCCTACTAAAGGCTTCTCTACATCTTGAGTGAAATTATCTTTTGATTTAATAGGTTTAACAAAACAAAACCCTTTCATTGGCCTCCATTTGTCTTCTTGCTTATAAGCAAATATTTGATCTTCACTTACGAAGTACATGTCTTCCTTGTAAAAGCTTTTACTGTTACGCTCTTTACCGCTAACATCGTTCCATCTTCTAAACACATTGTGATGAACGATAACAGTGTTACCTTCTTTTATATTAGTATCAATAGCTTTAGGTGTGGCTAAAACTGTAGCCTCTCTATTTACATGCTTGTGATCAAATATATCTGTGTTAGTAATTAGACTTTTATCACCAACTTTTACAGAGTTATTGTATCTTTCGCCGTTAGGCTTTATTATGTAGTTATATGGTGACTTCATTAATACTCCAGGTTGTACTCAACAGAAACAGCCATATTTTTATTAAAGTCTTTCCAAGGCATAACATCCTTGTTTTTCTTTATGTATATACTGTACTTATCTTTCTCTTCAACTATATCGCAGATAGTATGTCCTCCGTAAACCTCTTGGCCTACGGAATAATGCATAGCATCTATTTTATAATCTTTACCTATTGTAATTTTACGAATTAACTTGCTCATTTTTATTATATTTAATTGATCCGTCGTTAATGTTTATATCAACGTCGCCGTACTCTTCTTTTATTTCTTTTTGTATTTGACCAATCATACCTTGAAGTTGTATGACTTCGTGTAGTAGTTCGTGCTTCTGCGATTCAAGCATACCAATTTTACTTTGTCCTTGGTTTATTGCTTTTACTACGTTTTGCATTTTAGCTAGTTGATCTTTGCTAATTGCTTCTGGCCTAAGGTCTTTGACCTTTGGTGTTTTTCTTTTTGCCATGATTTAATTTAATTAAAGTTAATTGTTTATTATCTGCAGGTTTCTACGGCTGCAACTACCCCGCTTGTTATTTGAATGCTTACAAAATCTCTATCGTTAGCGGTTATTTTATAAAATCCATCTTGCAGTGCACCTCTTCTGTCATCAGCTCTTCTTGACACGTAAACTTTATCGTTAACTCGAGGGGTTGAACCACTACCATTGTGGTAGTATGTTTCACTAAGAGAATCTCTAGTGTCGCAAGCGGCTCTAGCTTGAACTGTTGTTCCAGAAATAGAGCCGTACGTTTTAGCTAAAACTACCTCTTTTCTTCTTCTTACTAGTATAGACTTGTTCTTACCTCTAGACTGCGCTGATGTATTTGCGTTACCTAATGCCATTATATAGCAGCTGCTCTAGTTCTATAATCTGGTCTTGGCGCTACGTAGCATATAACGTCTCCAGCGTGTAACTCTACGTAGTCATACATGCCGTATAGAGTCATACCAGCAGGAAACTCTGTTCCACTACCGTCTAGCACTACAAGATCGCTATCGTTATTACCTGCATTTGTATCAGCACCCCAATCAGTATCTAATGTTTGAGTATCTTCGTTAGACGCAAAATGTGTGTTACCTAAACCAAGACCTTTACCAGCATCTAAAATACCTAGTCCACTACCACCAAATTTTGTTGCACTCACCATAGTTATAGCGCAAACGTAGTACTTAGCGTCAGTCTGAGATAGATCTAATATAGCTCCATCACCGCTTAGAAACGTAGAGCCAAATTGTCCAAAGTTATAAGCTGTAGCTGTTGAATTCATTCCCATAATTTTATTTGTTTGTTTGTTCGTTTTTCTTTGAACTTCCACCGAAGAAGAAGTCTATTATTGTATTTACTTTAGCGCTCATAGCACCAAATATTGTTGATATAAAGCTTATTTC